TGTGGTTGGGTCTTGGATGCGGGCGGATCAAATGCGGCTATCTCGTTCTGCTCGTCGTAGGTTCCGTCGGCTGGCTTGATCTTGATGCTTACACGAATGTTCTCGCCAACAAAGTTGCTTGCCTCAAACCGACCCGACTTGAACTCCTCGCCTTGGCCAAGAGCCTCGGCAAGTTTCCTATACCTCCATAGTGCCTTGTTTGAGTTGACGAAGTAGGTAGAAAGTTGACGCTCGCCGTTCTCGGTGTAGATGGTGAAGGTAACTTTTTCCATCTCGTTCCCGGCCTTGGATGTGAGCGTGTTGCCGTGTTCATCATCGGTCTGGACGTGCTTGATTGAGGCGTCGTATTCGCCTTCGGCGATTGTGCTGCTGGCATTTTTTGGGTCGTATCGCATGGGGCTAGTCCTTCTTTTCTGGTGTGGGTTTGTTCACAAGTTTCTGGCAGTGGTCAATGCACTTGGCGATGATCGCGGTGTTCATCTCGGCGAATGTCTCGGCGTTCGCCTTGCCGAGCCACTTGTCTACCGCCTCCTGGTCGATCTTCAACAGGGCCACAAGCCGCGTGAGTTCGTCCACCTGCTCGGCTGTTGCCAGCACTTCGGCCACGGCTTTGCGCTCCAGTGATGCGCGACCGTACTTCTCGGCCAGCGCGTCGTATGTGAAGGGGAAAACCTCACCATCCACGAACGTCTGGATGCGGGTTTTCTTGACTACGCCGTAGCGTTCCTTGCCACGCTTCTGGAGTTCGAGAACGAGGTCAAACAGGTAGTCGAGTTTCTTGTACCCGTCGAAGGTGTTGCCGAGTTTGGTCATACTCTCGCCGTAGACCATCTTCGCATGGCAGGTAACAACGACGTTCATATCCACCCGAAGTAGCAGGTTCAGCAGGTGCTTCATCCGCCTGTCTGCCTTGACGTAGTGCCGACCGAACGCCGTGCCCTCGGGGTCCTTGGCATCGGAGAGTGAGCGGGCAGACGCATCCAGCAGGTTCGCGTAGACCACGGTGATCGGGTCGATAATGACTGTCTGGTATGGGTGGTCAACGGTCATCAAGGTGTTTACCTCCTTGACCATTTCCTCGAAGTCGGTGGTTTGGAAGGTTGCCCCGCCACGCTCCCGAATCGCGTCCACGTAGCCGTCATTGGTCGCGCCCTTCTCGGTGTCGATCAGGTAGGGCTTGGGGAACTGGATCGCGGCGGTGGTTTTGCCCACCCCCGCCTCACCAAACAACATGCACTTCAGCCGCTTGTCGGCTTTCTCGGGGAGTTTTCCCCGTAGTGCGGTGGGTGTTGCTGTCGCGGTTGCCATAGTCGAATCTCCTTGCCGCCTGTTTGCAATGGGCTTGTGGTGTCGGCGGCTACGCCACGCTGCCCTTGAATCCCCGCCCGCGCGTTCCCGCGTGGGGTGGGGTGGTTTATCTGCCTACCCCCGCACGTCGATCTGATGGCCCAGCCCGTTGTGCTGCAACGCGGACTCCCAATACCCGCAGCCACACACCATCCCGTCGGCCTCCCTGGGCTTGTTCGGGTACGGCGCATCGGCGGGGATGCCGTCATCGCACCCCTCGTCCAACTCCCACACCAGCCCGCACCGTGGGCACAAGTCGCCCTCGGCGTGGCCACGGTTGACCACACACGGGCCGTCGGCGGCAAGCCAGGCCAGCAGGGCACCCGTGGCATCCTCCAGTGAGCAGTTCACAAAGTCGATGTCGGCACCCCATGAGAACCACCAGAGTCCGCGCACGTCGTCCCCCTTGCGGATGTGCTGGCCCACTTTGTGTAGGAAAGACCTGGGCGTGTCGCCGGCACTCTCGGCCTGGGCGTATTCGAGGCTGTCGGGCTTGGCAATCCGCAGTCTCGCGTCGGCCTTGTCGATGGCTGAGAACGCCTCGTTCTTGATGAGGGCCAGGCGTTGCAGGACCGCGAGCCGGATCGCGGGGGACCATGACGCGCAGGGTGGGCGTTGGGTGGTGGTCTGGTTCACGCGCCACCTCCGATCTTGCCGGTGGCCTTGGCGATGGCGGCACGGGCGGCGGCTTCGATCTTGGCGTTGCGTGTGATGGCCCGTTGGGACAGGAACCCGCTTGGGTAGCGGCGGTGGTACAGCAGCTCGTCCAGTGCAGCAAGCAGGTCTGGCGCGCCAGACTCGGCCTTGCCCGCCTCGTACTGCTCATTCAACAGAGCAATCAACTGGCCGCACCACTTGTCATCGTCCTCGCTGGTTGATGGCATCCGGGCGATGGTCAGCATGGACCGCGCCACGAATGCGGGCGTGGCCGTCATGCCCCTCGTCTGCGTCAGATCATCCGCCAGAGTGTTTCGCCCAGCCGTGGACCCGCCGGGGTTGATCGCTTCGGCGGTATCCGCTGCGTCCGCGCCCAGGTCGGCGGCGGCGAGGTCCAAGCCCCCAGCGACGGGCGACCCGGTAGCGTCGTTGGCGACGCATCGGCTTCTCAGGTCGTCGGGTCGCCCGGTCGCCGTGGGGGGGCTATCTGTGTGGTCATGGAGGGAACGAGTATTACCTGGGATCATGATCGGGTCTCCGATCAAGCCAACGTGAAACAGCCTGGAAAAGGGCTGTTGTCGCGTTCATCAGGTTCTCGCAAGTGGGCGCGGAGGGATTCGAACCCTCCGCTACTTGTGAATCTGACGACGCTCTCCCACCGGCCTGAGAATACATGGGAGCGACGGGTGAAATATCGCCTACATTCCCTCCGTTGTCAAGTGCTTTGAGGGATTTTTTTTTAAAATTGTCATTTTCTACAGGAAAAACGCGCGGTAATTGCGCCAGCGCGTCGCGTATTTCCACCATCGGCGCGCTCTGGTACCGTTCCGCCGTCAGGTTCCGGCCACCGTGCCGCATGATCGCACGCACCACACGCGACCGGACGCCCGCGCGGTCCAGTTCGTTCGCCAGCCACTTGCGAATCCCGTGGAACGTCGCCCCCTGGCCCTGCTCGTCCGGCTTGATGCCCGCACGCTTGAAGTCCCGCTGGAGCGTGATGTTGTCTACCTTGCAAAGCACCGCATCACCCGCCGCGGCGTGGTCAGACTGCACCGCCTCAGAGCGCATCGCCCGGACAAGCTCGATGATCTGCGGGGCTATCGGGATCGCCACCTTCTTGCGGTTCTTCTGCGACAGGCCGGGGAGCGTGATGCACGGAATCTCCGCCTGCAAACTGACGTGCCCCCACCGCACCCGGCCCAGTTCGCCCAGCCGCAGGCCCGTATACGCCGCCAGCAAATAAAGCCGCTCGCGCCGCCGCCCCGACCGCCCATCGACGCGGCACTGCTGCATCGTCGCCTGCACAAGCGCCCGCAGTTCGACCGTGGACAAGGGCCTGGACCCCTCGCCCGTTACGTCGCCGCTGATGAGTTTGACTTCCTCCAGCACGTTGCACGGCAACCAATGCTCCGAAGCACAGAAACCCGTGAAACTCCGCAGCCGGTCGGCCAGGTTGTTGTGCGTCTTGGGACTCTTGCCAGCCTCCAACTGCTCACCCAGCCACGCCCGTACCGGCCCGGGCCGAATATCCTGGATGGTTTTCCACCCCAACTCTCGCCCGATGCGGGCTATACCCGTTGCGGCCTTGCGGACCTCCAGCTCGGAATGCTGGAGCCGCCGGCGTTCACGCTGCCACCGCTCCAGCGCGGTCGATAGCAGCATCTGATCCGTGCCGTTCTCGGGCACCGTTAGTCTGTGGGATTCCACGGGTATGTGCACAACCCCGAGTATGCCACCAAAAATGCGATCGTGCCACCAGCACGGCCACGAAACCGTGTGCAGGAACATGGAAGGTCATACGCAAAGAATGAATAAAGAATCACCGCAAACACCCATAAAAGAGCCTGTTCCACCACAGTGGGTGGTCATTCTTGCGCATCAAGGAATCACGTTCTGTATATGGTCGGCATGTGCGCACCGCCGTTATTGACGATCGGTGAACATATTTCAAGAAAATACCCTTGATGGGTTTTCTTCTGGTCGGTTGGTCGCGCGGGATTTGCCTGCACACCGGGCTATGATCCCCAGTCCAGTGCCTCTTGAAGGCTCGATAGGGTTCGCCCCGCTGGACAGTGTTTGACAAAGCAAGAGCAGGCACGGCGTCGATGCTTGGGTACGCAGGTTCGAACCCTGCCGGTCCTTTGCCTGCCTTGCCTACGCACATCCTCCCCAGAGATGACATCTCTGGAACCCCCCCCAATCTCGACCGGCGGTCGCTGCGCGAACGTAGTCTTTCATTCTCTCCAGAACTTTTTCGCGCGATACCGAAGGGGTGAGGCCATAGTGCAGGGTTGTTCCTTTTGCCTTGAACCAGAAATGGGCAACCCGCGTGTTGTTCTCGGGGTCGGTCAGGTCGCCGAACCAATAAAACTCGCCGCCGTTGCCGTCAGGTAGGCGATGGGGCGCGCCGTTGTCCCGACCAGCGTCCATCTCGTCAACCGCCCAGTCGCTTACTAGGCGGGCTTGGAACTCGCCCGCTTTCTTGGCAGCGGACGCCATGACATTGTCTAGCCACCTCGCCTCGGCCATAGTCCCGAACGTCTTGCCCCAGCCGATGCCCGGCATTAGTTTCGTGGTGTTGTCCGCCATGACCGCTTCCTGTGTGCTGCCCGTGTTCAGTGTATCACCGGTATTACCCGGTCAGGTTCTCGCGTTTTTCGCGTTTTTCGATAGAACTTGGGCAGAATAGCCACCGCCAAGTATAACGCCCCCGTCAAGGGGCGTTAGGCCGGAGATGCCATCTCTGGCGGGAATCCTGTTTCAGGCTTTGTTGTGGGGTGTGCTGAAGCACCACCTCACCAACACGCACGCGCGGGCGCGATCTGGTCTCCGAAGGGGTCGGGCATGAGCGTATTGAGGCAAGCAGGAGAATCAACCCCTCACCCGGCACCGTGCGCACGCAGTTGGCCCGGCGGCGTTGCCATCACACGCCTAGGCCCCAATCGTCGAGCATGGCTGATCTTTCAGACATCATGCCAGCGGCGTTTGGTGCGCTGGCCGGTGCCGCTTACTCGCTGGCGGCGGTCCCCTCACCCTCCTACGACCTGACCGTTTTTACCCCCCCCATCCCCACACACACCTACGTTGTGGGCACCGACCACGCCCTCGGGGTGCTAGGTGGCGACCTGGATGTAGCCTGCGTCATGGACCTGACCGAGTGGCGCACCTCGGGACGCGCGGCGCAGGTGGCCGAACTCTCCTGCAACCTCGGCGCGGGGTTTGTCCGCCCCTTGTATGGCCTTCTCAGGCTTTACAACAACGCCTTCCTACTCGGCGAGCAGCAGGGAGGGGGCGTTGGCGTCATGCGGACGCTCTGGGATGAACTGCGTTATCGGAACATCTACACCCACGCCAACCCCCTTCAGGCGGTTCCGACCAAGGGGGAGAACCCAACCCTCGGGTGGCCTGCGCGGGCCAACGACATCACGGTACACAACCTCCGCATGGCCGTGGTCGAGAACCGGCTGGAACTCCGCTCGGTCGAACTGATCCGGCAGATGCAAACACTCCAGTTTCGGGGCAAGGCCGCCCCGGGCGACGACAGGGACATGGACGACAAACTCAGGCTCTACCTGCCCGGCGGGGGAAGCCCCGACCGGGTGCGGGCCTGCGCATACGCCCTGCACGCCCTGCGGGTGGCCCAGGTTCTACCCCAGATGAACGACCGCCCACCACCACCCCCCGAACTCCGCCGCCCAGACCAGCCCATGCGACCGCCTGTCGCTGCCTTTGCCCCCACGGTGCTCTCATGATCGACGAACCGCCGCCCATTGCACTGCCAGACCCCGCAAACCGCGATCAGTTGATCTGTGGCTTTACGGCCAGGGAGTGGGGCGACAAGATCGAAGCCGATCTCAAACACCGGCGGGTTATCACGCGGGCGGCGCACGACCTGATCCGGCGGTATACCGGGGAAGCCAAGACGCTGACGAACTTCGAGTTTGAGCTTGTATCGGTGGTGACACCGAGCCTGGCTTACACCCTGCCCAAGTGCCGCGTAACCGATGGGGGCGCCGAAGACGAACAGACCGAGGACACGACCGTGGGCCTCAACTGCCTCATCGCCCAGAACGGGCTAGCCGAACAGACGCAACTCCTGGCGATCGACCAGGCGTTCTCCTTTGCCGTGGCGATGGTGCTGCTGGAGGAAACACCCGGCCTGCTGGCCAACGTCGATCTGGTCCCCCTGCGCCCGGTCGTCCGGCGGATTTCGCCCAATATGTACTTCCGCGACTGCGAGTCTGTGGGCTTTTCCCGCGTGCGGCACGAGGGGCACCTGTGGGTTGAGAAGATTCAAGCCCTCGAAGGCGCGACCAACGCCGACGGGTCGCGCAAGTACGACACCACGCAGTTGACCGGCTTGCAGCCGGGGACGCTTGACAGCCAGGTCCGGGCCGATCTGATGCTCGACGGCGTCTCGGTTGACGCCGATGAGCGGGATCGGATCGTCTGCGCGACCGTCTACGTTGCCGATGAGGACGTGCTGCTGACGTTCGCCATGGCCGACACTGAGCCGAGGTTGTTACGCAAGGTCAAGGCCCAGTGCGCCGGCCAGTCCCCTTACACCCTGTTCTCGATCTACGCCGCGCCCGACCGCGTCTACCCGGTTGCGCCCCTTCAGGCCACCGCCGCGTGGCTGGAAGTCCACGAGAAAATGACCAAGAGCATCATCGAGCAGGCCATAAAGGCTAAAACGCTGGTGTTCGTTGATAGCCAGCAGCCCGGTGTATCTGAGGTAACCAGTAATGCACCGCACGCTGCGACCGTCAGCATCCCCGGCCTAAACGGCAAGCCCGTGATGGTCGAGTTCCCCGGTGTCAACGCCGACCACATGGCCGTTACCAAGTACGCCAGCGATCAGGCCGACAGGCGTGTGGGCCTCTCGGAGCAGGCACGCGGCATTACCACAAGCGGGACGGCTACGGACGCCGCCATTGCGGGCCAGTTTACCGATATCAAAACCAAGTACCAGCAGATGATGTTCACGCGGGGCCTGAGCCTTGTGCTTGGCAAGGTCGTCAACCTGATGAACGAGTCGGACGACGTGATCTTCCCGGTCTCTAAAGATGGGCGGAGGGCCACGTTCTACGGCGGCGTCGAGGACGATCAGCGCGACGCAGAGCGCATCTGGCGACGCGACGCGACGATCGAGATCGAGCCTTTCAGCATGGCCTACACCAACTCCTCGACGCTGCGCCAGCAGATGATCGAGTTTATCACCCTGGCTATGGACGTGGCCGATCGCTCGCTGGCCAACCCCGCTATTCAGGCTGGGGAGATCATCGGGGACATGGGCCAGCACTTCAACATCGCCAAGGCGGCAGAACGCTACATCAACGTTGCGATGGCCGGGATGCCCGGGATGCCCGGCATGACCCCCGGCATGCTCGCCGGGATGCCCGGCGTTGCAGCAGACCCGGCCCGTGCCCCCGGTGGGCAGGCCAACCCCAGCCGGATGGTACCGGCCAACCTGTGAGGATGACCACATGCCCCTGTATGACTACGAATCAGCCGATGGAAACAGGATCGAGCGGTTCTACCGCATGAACGACGACAAGCCCGAGCGGATCACCGAGGGGGGGATCACCTACGCCCGCGTCTACTCGATGCCCGCCATCTCGGTCTCTGCTGGACACGGTGTCGAGCCTGGCGGCGGGTCGATCCTGCCGGTCTCGCGCACTGTTGGGCTGCGCAAAGACCGGATCGTCAAGACCGAGCGGGTTGGACGCGAGCGCGTCAACACCCACTCTGACGGGATGAGGACCGATGGGCGGGGCAGGCCGATCGTCGAGAACCGCAAGGACCGCGACCGCGTGAAGAACTGGGCGATGGGAAACGGCTTTACGTTCAATAGCTAACTGCGTGCGCGGAGCCGGTTGTATGTGCTGATCTGCCGTTGATACTTGCGGCATGAGCGACACGGCTACATCCGTCGAATCCCCTTCCGCACCGGACACGATCGCGACAAACGCGGGCGATACCGCTGTGCTGGAAAACGCACCTGCTGCCGACGCTGCCGCGACCGATGCTGGCCTCGGCGGCGATGGCCAATCCAATCCCGACGCTGGCGATGAGTTGCTCGCCCGGATGATGGGCATCGACACGGGCGCGGACGCGGACGCGGCAGAATCGACGCCCGAGCCTGAGGGCAAGGCCGGTGCTGTGGTCCTAAGCGATGAGGAAGCAATCGCCGCCCGCACGGTGCTGGCGCGGCTTGGCTGGGATGCCGAGGACATCCTTGCCATGAGCCCGGCCAAGTTGAAGGCCAAGGCGGACAAGTACGGCGCGCACGTCGCCCGGACGGATGAGGCTTTCAAGTCCGTCAAGAAACTGGCCCAGGTCCAGAAGGAACTCGAAGATTTACGGGCAAAGACTGCACCCGACCCCCTGGCTGGGTTCAAGGCCAAGTACGCCTCGCTGATCGACCCCGAGGACTTGGAAGCACTGGCGGGGGTGGTCAAGGTCAAGGCCAAGGCCCAGACCAAGCCCGAGGCCGACGACGGCGACGGGGCCGCGCCCGCTGCCGACGAGGCCCGCACGCGGCTGGCACGCCTGCTTGTGGCCGAGAACCGCGAATCCCTGAAGGGACAGTATCCGCAGTTGGCCGACGAGAAGAAACTGGCCGCGCTCTACAGCGCGTTTGACCGGCTCGACCCCGACGGCCAGACAATCGAAGACCCCGTGGCGTTTGCGGAAACATTCCGCACCGCCGCGATGCTCGCCTTTGGCCACTCAGCCAAGGGCACCGCCCGCGATGAACTGATGAAGCGCAACCGCGACAGGCGCGACGGCCAGCCCGAGGCGAAGGGGACACACCCCTCCGCCAAGCCGGTGCTGACGGCCGACGACGTAGCCCGCACAAGCGCCGAGCTGTTCATCACCGACCCCAGGAACGCCGCATCCCGCACGGCCGAGATGTGGGCGCGACTGAAAGGTTCGGCGTAACACAAACACCCGCACAAAGCCGCATGGATTAGAACATGCCTCTTGTACCATCATTGTTTGCAGACTATCTGAACCAGAACCGACCGGGGCTTGCCCTCTCGCCCAAAGACATCATCGCCTACTCGATCAAGAACGGCACCTACCTCTTGACCGGTGAACTGCTCCGTGGTCGCGGCGAGGACGATCTTTACCAGCAGTCAGACGTGATCGAAGAGACCGTGATCCTCAAGGATGACGACCGCTTCGGCACGTACACGCCTGGTGAGGATCGCCAGCTCAACGTCCGCAACGTTACCCAGAAACTCCAGTTCAAGGCCCGGTGCTACGAGAACGCGACGTACTGGACCGAGTTTGAGTCCAAACTCAATAAGATCGGCGGCAGCGCCGTCAAGGTCAAAGACTACGCCAAGACACTGACGGTCAACCAGCAGATCACCCACCTCAACGGGATAGAGACGACCGCTTGGGCCCAGGCTTCATACACCGCGATGGAGCAGGCCGCCGCTGGCGACAAGGCTGGCAGGGTCTTTAGCATCAACACGGCCATCACCGAGGACAACGGTGCGTTTACCCGCGTTCCGCCGGGATGGGGTGCAAACCCTTTGTTCGGTGTGGACACCATCGCCAACCCCGAGTTTGACAACAAGCGCGCGTATTACAACCACAACAACATCGACAACTTCGGCGCATTCGACGGCCTGGTCGCGGCCTTGGATACTATCGAGCTGGCCGTTGGGTACAACCCGCCCAGCCAGATCAACACCTACGACGCGGTCAGCTCGCTGGGTGAGTCTGGGTACTTTGTGACCAACAGGGACGGGATGCAGCGTCTGAAGATGCTGCGCCGGAACATGAACGACCTGGACGCTGCCCCCGGTGGTGATCTTGGGGTCAAACTGCTCTCCTTCAACGGCTCGAAGTTCTACTACCACGCGCCGCTGGATACGGCCCTAATCAACCAGACCCGCGCAACGTCTACCACTTCGCCCGGTTCCTACAACAACACGCCTTACCCGGTTGGCAGGCCCCGGTTCTTCTACATTAACAAGCTTGCGTTCAAGCCCGTGTTCATCGCTGGCAAGATGTTCTCGCTGACTAAAGTCCTCGAGGGCGGGTTGCAGAACCCCGACGCCTATGGCCGCTTCTGCCAGTCTTGGTTCAACAACATCTGCACCAACCGCGCCAAACTCGGGGTCGTTGCGCCGCTGACCGTTGCCTGATCGTCCTTTACCGACTCACTTTCATAACGCACTTTTCGCGGGCACGGCCCGCAGATTCGGAGATTCACAATGCCTCCCAACACCAATGCTCTCGGCGGTCGCGGTTTTGAGAACCAGGCCCCATCTGTCAGCCGCACGTACTGGCGTGCGCCTGCAAGCGCGGTTCCTGCTTCGATTACTACTCTTGCAACGATCGTGCTGGGCACGGTTGTGGTCCAAGACGTGCTCGAACGGGGCGCGGCCACGATCGGCGGTGCCACACGCACTGCTGTTGCGGGTGCGCCACGCTACACCGTTGCTGGCTCCAACGTCGGCGCCGACGTGCAGGAGAACGTGGTCATCCCAGACACGGCATCGTCCACCAACCAGAAGGCCCTGGTGCTTCTGGATGATTCCCTTGAGGCTGGCAGGTCTGGCAAGTTTGCCAGTTCTGGCCGGGTCAAGGCCCTTATCAGTGGTGCGGTCAACAGGGGTACGCGCCTGTCCATTGCCTTCTCTACGAACGCTGCTGCCAGGTTCAAGGCTGCGGCGATCGGCGATAGTGACGTCTGTTGCTGGCACGGCCTGATCTTGCTCCTTCCGCCGCTCGGGCGTGAAAACGCCCCAGCGGCTTTATGCTTACCCTCGGCGCGCTCAAAGACCTTGCCCGGCACGCCATCGGGGGCGCGGCAGACTCGCGCGTGGACCTGGATAAACAGGTCAACGCCGCCTGCCGCAAACTGGTACACGCACGCGCGTGGTCCTGGAGGTTGAAGATCGCCAACGTCGCGGCGGTGGCCAATCAAGACTACATCGCCATGCCCGCAGACTTTGACGCGCCGGCGGGCGTACCCGCACTTTCTGGCGGGACCGGATTCGGTGGCGTCGAGATGACAACGCCACAGGACATCCAGCGGCTTCGGTCGTATGGGGCGTCGGTGGCTGGCGGATACCGCGTCGCCTTTGGCGTCTATGCCGACGATCTGGCGGCGCATATGCAGGTCTACCCGACCCCGACGGCCAACGGGAACCCGACGTTCTCGATCAGTTACCTCCGCCGGTGGGTGGATATCAGCGGCGACGGCACCTCGGCGGTGATCCCTGATCCGTACGAACTGGCGATCCTCTACCGCGTGCGGGGGCAGGTGCGGCTGCTGGAAGACGACACCGACGGGGGTTTCTTTGCCATGTACGACCGGGAGATTGCAGAGTTGTGGGAGGAAGACGCCCAGAGGCGGATGCACATCTCGGCCCCGCCTGGCGGGTCGTTGCTGGGGCAGGTCGATGAGGGGAGGTTTACGGTTTGAGCGTTGACGGCTCTATCCAGGTGATGATGCCCTTCCCGGTGCGGGGCATTGACCAGTCGATGCCGCAGACGCGGCAGACCCCGTCAACGTGCCCGGACCTGCGCAACGTCCGCAGCCGGGGGCCGGTGGGCGGACGCCGTGGCGGTGGGCGTCGGCCCGGCCTGGCGAAGTTCATTGCCGGAACCGCTGGCGGGGTTATCAACACGATCAAGGCGGTGGCGCGGATTCCCAACACGCAAGGTCCTAGCACTGAGGGGGTGCTGGTGCCGGTGGTGGACAACTTTCTGGCGATTGTCAAGGGCCAAGGCGGGTCGAGTCTGGGCGTCAACGGGCTTGGCAACGCCTATGTCGTGAGCCGCAAGAAACCCGATGAGGCTTGGGTTGCGGGCGTCCACTCTGCTCGCGCAAACCCGGTCCACGGGTTCGACGGCTCGGGCGGTGGTACCACGGCCCTGAAGATGTACACCCGTGGCGCGGCGACCTACGGCGACGACGGCGAGATCAGGATGCACATCAACGGGCGCACGGGTAACGACGTGCTGCTGTCGCACCTAAGCAGACCCTACGTAACCGAAAACCACGACGAAGAAGGTTGTGCAAACATCGGCCCGTTTGTCCGCATGAGCCCGAGCAAGCAGCAGTGCATTTGTGCCTATCTGGAGTGGACGGGCACGCCCCACGAGGTTCGGCTGGTCATCGACAAGATGGACACGACGACGGTTACCCGGCTGGCTCAGAGTAACCCGATCCAGTTGATGGGGTCCAATACGCGGGTGCCCGGTCAACGGATACGGCTCTCGGCAACCAGCAACACGGTCAAGGCCGTTCTGACCTGGCCCGGCGCCGCGTTCGGGTACACCAATGCCGACGTGACGGTAGAGGTAACAAACTCCGACTTTACGACCTTTGACGGTGCCGGGGTCATCATCCGCAACGCCGGGGTCATCAACCGGACAAAGTTACTTGTCGGCATGGAGTATTCCAAGCGCGATCCCTACGTCTGGCCGATGGTTGCCGAAGTCATCCCGGCGGCGTTCACCGCCGGGGCCAACCGCTATCGCATCGTCGCCCCGTTCGTGGCCTCAAACGACGCCCTGACGACGGCTACGCCAACGCTTCGGGGGCCTGCCGACTACGCGGCGGCGCAGGTCTGGCCGACGGTAGACCGGGACAGTGATGTGATCGTCGGCCCCTCGACGTTCAACCGCTCAAACGGTGCCCTGTATGGCTACAACGTCCAGCCCGGCGCGGGCACAACACTGGCCGTAGAGACTCGGTTCAAGTCAAACGCAGCAAGTGCAACGCCAGACACCCTTTGCCCGATCTTCGAGTTGTCGGCAGACCACAGGTATTTCTTCCGTGTCGAGTGCGACCGCACGTTTTCGACCCCCGATGGGCAGATCAAACAGTGCCACTTCCGCCGCATCCGGGTGCGGATGATCTGGAACAACGGGGGGACGCGAACCAACACGCAAATCACGAGTGCTCCAGACGACACCGACAACGCCGATACGCCGACAACGCTTGCAATGCCCGTGGTTTCGACGGCTTCAAGCATCCTTTGGACTTGGACGCGGGTTGGAACAACGGCAACCCTTCGACTGATCCAGAACGGCATGACGGTTTACGAGAGGACGATCAGCGGGTTTACCAATCCAGGTGCGACACCATTCGGGACCAGTGCCGGGGTTGAGCCGCAAGGCTTGACAGACGCGGATGCGGCGGTGCAGACGACGGCACAGAGTTTTCGCCTCCTCAACGTCGCCGCGCCTGCGTTTACCGCTGTTACCGCCGGGCTGGAGGTGGTCGCCTTCACACCCTCGGCGGTCAAACTCTCCTCTGATCTGGTCTCGTTCGCGTCCGCGACGGGCACATCGCCGACCGGGAACGTAACCGCCGGGTTCTTGGCCAACAAGTTCTATTGCGCCGACGGCCTGACCTCGACGATCGTCGATCTTGCGCTCCGCACGGTTTCGCCCTGGACGGGTGTTTCTGGTACGGCCTGGGATCGGTGCAAGTACGTCGCGGCCTTCCGGCGCAGGGTGTTCATCGCGGGGCAGGCCGACAAGCCGTCGGCGTGGTACTGCTCGCGGATGAACGACCCGACCGATTACAACTTCGGTGCGCCGGACCCGACGGCCAAGGCGTACCTGGGTGCTGCGCCAGAGATCGGCCAGCCGGGGGACGACATTACCGGGCTGATCCCCTGGCGGGACGACTACCTCCTGTTCGGATGCCGGGATTCGTTCTGGATTCTGCGTGGGGACCCCGGCTTTGGTGGCCGGATGGACGTGCTTTTTCGTGGGTGTGGCCTGCTGACACAGGAAGCCCATGCCTTTGACCATCGCGGGGGCCTTTACTTCCTCGCCCCCGGTGGGCTGATGTACCTAGCGCAAGGGTCTAGCCGCCCCGTAGAGATCGCCCGCGAGCGTCTTGGCGACGTGCTTTCTGAGGTGGACCTGACGACGACGCGGCCCAGCATGGCCTTTGACGTGCAACGCACGCTGCTGTACGTCTACCTGACCCCGACCAACGGCTCGACCAACGTGGTGCACGTGGTCTACGACCCGATGAGTGAGGATGTGAACGTGGACGGGGGCGTCTTCCTGGATGCGTTCGGGACAGTCGGGCACCAACCTCGGGCCGTGGTGTCGGTCGTTGCTGAAAACGACGACGATCGGCAGGTGCTGCTGGGATGCCAGGATGGGTTTGTACGCCGGTTCTCCGATACGCAGTTGACCGACGACGGGACCACGATCGACGCCTGGGTGAAGATGTCCCCGCTGGAAGTTGGCGACGGCGCGGCGCGGGGGATGCTTCACGAGCTGCAATGCACCCTTAACGCCGGGTCTGGCCCGGTCGCGTGGAGGTTGCAAGGGGCGTCGTCGGCTGTGGAGGCCAACGCCATCGACATCGGCACCGCTGGGCTGGCCGCGGGCACCTGGGGGAGCGTGGCCGCTGGGTTCCAGCAGCCGGTGCGGTTGCGGCACTGCGCCGGTGCGCTGCAGGTAACACTGCGCCAGCAGACGACGGGGGCGGGGTTTGAGCTCGACCGGATCGTTGGCGTGGTTTCCGCCCGTGGGCGGCGTCGGGTGGGTGCCTGATGGAACCACTGGAAAACCCCATCACGCTGCGGAACACGATCCACAGTTTGCGGGCGTCGTTGACGGCGGCAACAGATCGGATTGCGGCATTAGAGAGTGCGCCAGAGAGTGCGCCGCCCGCTGCTGGCGTCCTGCCCGACAACGTGGAACGGTGGGTGAAATACACGACCGCGTTCGACACGCCCAGTCTTGTTTCGCACGTCAGCGGGGTAGCGATGGTCGAGGTCGCTTCGATACCGGCGGACAGCGTCGCAACCGGGCTGCGGTTTGTTGTGCCGACGTTCTTTACTGGTGGGCCAATAACGAATGTCGAGGTCAATCTTTCGACATTGATTGTGGGCGGAAGTTTTTTTTCTTCGTCGTGGTTTACTTCTGGCTCGTCTTCGTTCACCATCTACAGCGCGACGGCACCCGAAAATCTTGCAATGATCGTTGCTGGCTCTGCGCCAACGCCGGTCGAGTTTGAGTTTGTTTTTTATGGTGGGTCTGGAGCGGACCTTGTGGCCGGGCAACTGGACACCTACATCCGGCTTTCGATCCCGCAGAGTACCGGCACGACACTCCCGACGGCATGAGCAACCATGCAACACACACGATCGACCGCGCTGCTTGTGATCTCGGACCTGCACGCAGGATCGACGTGTGCGCCGATCCCTGATGGGATGGTGCGGCATGACGGAACACCAATCAAGCCGAACAAGATTCAGAAGTGGATCAACCGCCAGTGGGCATCGCTGACCGGCCAGGCCCTTGCCATGCTCGGCAAGCGTCCCTTTGACCTGATCCTCAACGGGGACACGATCGAAGGGGTCCACCACCGATCGACCGAGCATTGGTCGGCGGACCCGGCGGATCACCACCTGGCGGCTTGGACGCTCATCAACCCGATCGCCGAGCGTGCCAAGAATGTCTACGTCGTGCAGGGGACCGAGGCGCACGTCGGCCCGAGCGGGGAGGCCGGGCTTGGCAACCGCCTGGGGGCGGTGAAAAACCCGGACACGACGCACGGGGCATTTGACCGGCTGGACTTGACGGTCAACGGGACGCGGTGCCGGTTCGTTCATCACATGCCCACAAGCACGCGGGCGGGCCTCTACGCGACGGCCCTCGGGGTGATGCTGGCTGAGCATCAGGTGCAGGCGGCTCGGTTTGGTGGTGCTGTTCCCAGCGTGCTGGTGCAAGGGCACCGGCACACCTACGGGATGTATTCAGATGGGGCGGGGTTGTCCATCAGCGCACCGGCGTGGCAGTTGCTGACGCGGTATGGGCACAAGGTGGCGACGGCTTCCCATGCTCGGGTGGGGTGCTTGGTGCTGGACTTTGCACGGCCCAACAGGTTGCCAGCGGTCCACGAGTTTATAGAGGCGGTGCCGGGATGAACAAAGGTGAGTTGTCGATGGCGGACCTGCGGGAGGCTGTGGCCAGGTACAACCGGCCCCTGCGCGACCGCATACTGGACGCGCTGGCCGACGGGAAGGGGTTGACCAAGGCGGCAATCGCCGAGCGTGCGTTCAGCGTGGTTACGAGCGTTGGGTCGGTGATCCAGCCCATGCTCAGGTCGGGGCTGGTCAAGAGGGTGAAGGTTGGCAAGACGACGTTCTATTACCGGGAGGGGGTTGCCGATGCCGCTGCCGTGGTGGGACGTAGAGGACCTTCTGGACGATCCGGTCGTCGAACCGTTGGCCGATGACCGGACGTTCCGGTCTGGTGTTGTGCGCGGGCGTTGTGGATTTTGCGGCTTTGGCGTGGAGTATTGAGCATGAGCGGGTTCATGTCGTCGATGATGGCCGGTTCCGGTGGCCCGATGGGCATTGCCGCAAGCGGCGGCACTTCACTGCTTGTCGGGGCGGCTTCCTCTGGGCTTGGCTCACTTTTGGGCCGTTCGGCAAAGAAACGTGCCAGGCGCAAACTCGCCGACTACATGGCCAAGCAGGACGCGATACTGACCGCTGGCACTGAGTCGGCAAAGGATACTGTCCGGCGCAACCTCGTTGACGGCAAGGGGCAGATCGGCCAGAGCCTTGTTGACCGGGGCCTTTACAACTCCTCTGTCCTGGACACGATGGGGCAGGTTGCCGATCAGAACGCCGCAGCGGAGATCGCTGGCCTGCAAGAGCGCAAGGCACAGACCCTTTCGGGGATCATGCAAGAGGCGGAGGCGAGCCTGCCGACGTACAACTACGGCGCGCAGATCGGCGGCATCCTCTCGGACGCGATGACCAAGACGCCCACGTATCCGGGGGACAACCAGAACGACGCCGCCGGCGGCCTTGGCTCGATGCTGGCCAAGCGCGGCGCACCGGCTGCGGTCGCCGCTGGGCAGGTCGCCGACTCGGACGCGGCGCGGCAAACCTCCCTGGCGAGCCTGACGGCTGGAGATGCCGTGCGGGGTGTGCCCGGCATGGGGGGGATCGGCGGGATTGCAAACATTCTGGAGTATGGGCGCAAGGGCGTATCTGGCCTCGGGCGGAGGGCCAGGCGGATGTACCCACAGGACTGAACCATGCCCAAGATCGTGTTTGACCAATCTGATCCGATCGGGGACTTCCTGAGTGCGGCACGGCAGGCGTCGCAGGCGGACCTGCGCAGCCGGATCATGCAGTCTCAGGTGGACGAGCAGACCTATCGGGACGGCCAGTTTGACAAGAGGCAGGGCGCGATCATGGACCGGCAGTTGGCCGTTGAGAACCAGCGGTCGGCGAACGCCCAGAACCGGGCGCGGCAGCAGAGCATCTGGCAGCAGATGCAGCGCCAGCAGATGGCGAACCAGCAGGTTGACGCGCTGACGAAGCACTTTTCAAGCCGTGGCGAACTGACCCCCGAGATTGCCGATCTGCTGGCCTATACCCGGCAGACGGGCGATCTGAGCGGGCTGCGGAAGATGCTCGACCCCGAGGAGAAGGCGAAGCAGGCGCGGCAGCAGGAGCAGGAGCAGGCAGACCTGGACGCTCGCGCGGCGACGCTGGAGATGATGGGTGCTTCCAAGGATCAGATCGGGCGGGTCGTCAAGAGCAAGACGGCTTTTGACAACTTTGAGCGGGCGTTCCGCGAGCAGAAGGCGGCGAAGGAAAAAACCGAGCAGCGGGACGCGGCGATCAAGGCAGAGGACAAAAACGCCGTAGATAGGATGATTCGGCTTTCGCAAACCCTTGACGGGACCGTACCAGCAGATAGTGCCAACGCCGATGCCGAGTCAATCATGCGGCAGCATTTTGAGCGGACTCGGTTGATTGGAGGCGGGTTTTCGCCCGGCCAGTACGAACCTCTCCCGAGTGAGCGGCCGGTAATGGACCGTACTGAGACTGACCTGCGGC